TCCACCACCAACAACATCCTTTGCATACAACTCCATAGTTTTGTATGTATGATTAATAACAACCATAGGAATATCTTTTAGAGTAAGGTGTGGTGTAACCATTCTAAATAAACTCTTAACTTGCTTTGCTCTAGTCATATCAGCAGCAGATTTTCCTTCAAGAGCATCGTCTACTTCCTTCTTAGATGCAAGATTACCAATAGAGTCGATAAGAACAATAACCTTATCTCCTCGTTCAATATTATTGATCTGTTGCATTAGATCAAACTTCAACTGTTCAATGTCTGTAATTGGTGTATGGAAAACTCTTTCCAAATCAATTCCAAATGATTGGAAATATGATTGCGGAGATCCAAATTCAGAATCATAGAAAAGCAAAACTGATTCTGGATATTTATCCAAATATGCTTTTGCCATCAATAAAGAAAATCCTGTCTTAAACATTTTTGAAACTCCAGCCCACATGGTAAGACCTGAAGTAAATCCTCCATCAAGTCTTGCTGATAAAGCAAGATTAATTACAGGAACTGATGTGGATACCATTTCTTTATTATTAAAGACTTTCGATTTAGAAAGGATAGCCGAATCCTTAATTGTGCTTGTTTTTTTAAGTTTTTCAATTAAACTCATATTATTCTCCTTTTTTAATGAATGGTTTTATTTCTAGATTCTCTCATACTTTCTAGTATATCTTCTTCATAATCTTTCATACTTAACATAAGATCACCAATATCTATCTTATCAATTAATGCATTTTCAAGATCAAACACTAGTGCCATTTTTGATATTTTATTAAACATATTATTAACATAATTTACAGTTTCTAAAACACAATCATCTACTTCATAATTAGTAATATTTGTCATTATTACAATTGCCCTACTTTCCTCTATACTTTGATCTCTTCTACCATCTTCTAATAAGAAGACCAAGGCACTTTGATAAACAATTCTTTCATATTCATCTTCAACCTCGTATATATGAATTGATACTAAAGATGTTGAAAATATTGCCCAATTTGGGATTGTTATTTTATTTAAATTTTTCATATATTATATTAAAAGAAATCATCAATGGAATTACTTCTTTCCATTTTCCATTTTGCGGCTTCAACCAAGGGCATCATAGGTTTTAAAAATCCTTTTTCGTACATTAGATTATAGTCTATATATTGCTCTAAGTCAAATTCTTTTGGAAATTTATCTGGATAAGCTATAACATTTTCATGTGTTGGGTTAGGTAATTTTAAGTAAACATACTTAATTTTATCACCATCTTTAATAGAAGTTAGCTTTTTATCAAGATTCATATCCATCAATATTTTATTATATATTAAACTAGCTCTAACATAAATTGGGGTTCCTTTGGAATATATAGTTGAAGAATTTTTATATTTGTTAATACCATTAACTCCTTGAGGAAATGATATTTGATCTATAGTAAGATTGCGATATTCCTTTTTGAAATTCTCTACATAATCAATCAACTGATCTTCATCCCCAGATAAGAATATTTGTAGGCAATTCTTCAAAGATTTTTTAATCTCTTTTGGTGTTGTTGACTTAACAACTTCTAATCCTGTTACTTTAAGCTTTGGTTCAGAATATATAACTCCTTCATTAGAATATACCAAAAGAGCATATCTCTTTTTAGCTCCTGTCCATATTCCAGAAGAACAAATCTTTTCCAATTTAAAGAAGATTTTATTAGAATAAGAGTTAACATAAGTCGAAAGATCATCAGTAATTGAATATACATAAGGCTGAATCTTCTCAACTGCAACCTTATTCAAAAATTCTGTGATTTTTCTAGGATCTGTTATTTCCTTTTTAACAGTTTTATTAACTAATTCTTCAAGAGTTAAAAGGATTGAGTCTGTGTCAATTCCAAGAACAAAATCTTTATCCTTAGTTCCCAAAGTAGTATTTAGGTATTTGTTAACATTGTCTTGAACAACCCTAATAGATAACTGACCTTCTAGAGTAATGGCTTCAGCTAATCTAACATCAAAAAATCTAAAAAATTTAGTTCCCATACACCCATACAAAGAATTCAAAGAAAGTTTCTTTGCTTGTTGTAATGTATCATATTTAGATATCTCATATTCCAAATCCTTTTGTTTCTTTAAAAGATCTGGATTGGAATTTTCTTTCAATTCAGAACAAATCAATTCATATTCCTTTTCAGCTTTAATTTTCTGAGATTTATAAGTCTGACGAACAGCAAAAACATCTTCAACAATCTCTGTTAAGAATCCTTTTATATCGGTTCTAAAGAACTGACCATTTGGTGTTATAGTAACATTCATCTCTTTAAGTTTATCAAGATTTACTTTCTTAGATAATAGAGAATTAACATTTATTCCTGATGAAATAATATTTCTCATTTCTTCAGTGTAGTTTTCTGGATTTACTATTGTCTCTGGACTAATATTTTTACCCATAATAATACTAGGATATAGTGATGTTGCGTCTAAAGTAACAACCCATTTATGCAAACCAGCAATAGGTTCTTTTACAAAAGCTCCTTCATATCCAACATCTTCACCAATCTTAATCATAGGAACTTGTATGTTTTTTTTCTTTAGAAAATCATATATGATAGAATCCCACATTCTAGTTTGTGTAAAGATATCTTCATAGTTAGTTTTTGAGTCATATGCTAGGATTAAAGCCAAACTCAACAACTTACACTTATTATCAAGAGATTCGATTAGCTTAACATCTTGTATGTTATATTCAATAAACTTTTGAAAATCATTGATATATAAATTATGAAGAGAACCTTCATAATCAACTTTACTTTCCCCAATTTCAACATTAACTATGGTATTAAGTTTATGATTTTCTTGAGAAGTTCCACCAGGTTGATACTTTTTATATAAGGTAACATAGTCTAATGTAGAAATTCCAATGATATTATATGAAATCTCTTCACGCATAAACTTACCACCAACAACAATCTTGTTGGTTTTATCTCTAATAATTCCCCACGGAGATAATCTTTTAGTTTCCTTTTCTCCAAGAATCTTTCTAAACCTATTCACAACATACGGAATATCATATCCATCAATATTCCATCCTGTCATAGCATCAATACTCTCACTTTCCCAAAATTCTAAGAAAGTTTTACATAAAGTATATTCATCTTTACATCTAAAATATTTTACATCGTCAGGAGCATTAAATTCATTATATCCCCATACATAGGTATTAGGTTGTCCAAGAAATTTTATAGAAATAGATATAATAGGCTGAAAAGGATTTTCTGGATAAGAAAATCCGCCATCATCTGGATCTGAATTAACTTCGATATCGAATATAGCTATTTTTATCTGTCTAATATCCCAATCAATAGGATCTTTAAAAACATCTGAAATAAAACAATATTGAAATCTATCATTACCATAGATTTTAAAGTTTTCTATAGCTTCATGTTTTTTGATGAATTCCTTAGTTTTTCTAATAGAACCCTTCTTTATCTTCTGAAGATATTCTCCAGTTAGAGTTTTATATTTAGATTCGGAATTAGTTGGTATGAATAGAGAAGGAGAATAAGGGACTTTTGTTTTTACTCGTCTACCATTTCTATATCCTAAATATAGGATATCATCCCCTAAAATTTGGACATTTGTGTAAAAATTAGACATTATATTACTTATAAAATAAAAACCCCTCTTGTTACAGAGGGGTTGTTGGATTAAACTACAATATTTGATTTTGGTGTTATGAGGCCACTGCCAAACATACTTCTGTATTGGTTTACAAATTCATTTCCAATCTCAATAGGTTTAATTATAACATGATCTTTGTGAAATCTCAAGCTATAATTTGCTCCACGATCAGCATGAATAGGATAAGGAACAAATCCAAAAGAAGGTTGATTTGAGTTTTTTGTTGGAATAATTAACAACTGAGCAGGTTCTTCTACAACATACTCATTAGTAGAGTCATCAAATGTAATATCTCCTACAATATCTTCATTAGTAATTAATCTCAAAGAACTAATAGACATATCATACCCCAGAATCTTCAGGGGTTTGAATAGCTGCTCTTAAAGAAGTTGAATCAACAGGAATTACAACCACTTCATTAGAAATTTGACCTCCTACTTTTTCTTTCAATGAATTTATATAAAGATCTTTATCTTCTTCAGAACTAAATGGAGAAGTATCAGCATAGATCAAAAGTTTATCTTCTTCAGACATCTTTAGAAGAGAAAAATCAATCCCTGTATAAGTAAATAAAATTTTCCCTCCTGCTTCTGAAATACTATTTAGAGTTTCATTGTCTCTAGCTTCAGCCAACCTTTTCAATGCTTGTTCTTCAGTACATCCAGTAATATCTACTTTTACAACAAGAACATCACCTTCACCAAGATTAAATTTTTCCAAAATTACATTTGCACTTTCAATTTCATTTTCCATATTTCCTCCAATTAAGCTTTTCTATATTTCATTTCATATTTTATATTTTCAGGAGTAAACCACTCTCTTAACATATCAATTACTATAGTTTCATCAAATGATTTACAAGAAAATACATCAAAATACAAATCTCCGTTATGGTCCATAAAATGTCCCATAATATTTGATGTTTGAATAAACTGTAAAACAGTCCATCCAGTTAAGTCTCCTTCTCCGAAATGGAGAACTTGAGGATCTCCAAAAGGAACCATGTCAATATTTTTTACTAATTCCTTAGTAAAATCAGAAATATAAACAGGGTCTTTGCTCTTAGATAAGTCGCAACCCTTAACATCTAAAATAAGATGATATCCCCAATAATCTTCCATTAGCGTAATCTCCTAAAACATTTAATATAAAATATTATTTATAATAATCTAGTTTATTAACAGAGATTCCAAATTTCTTTAAAAAATCAATACCTTCTGTACTTTTATATTCTGTTGTATAATAGAATTCAGATATTTTAGCACCATATATCAATTTAGCACAATTAATACAGCAAGAATGAGTACAAAATAAAGAAGAACCTTCAGAAGATTCATGAGAAGATGCTATCTTCATTAAGAGAGCCTCTTCAGCATGAGATACATAAGGTTTTGTTTTTAAATCATATCTACCAATAATAGGAGATTGAAGTTCATTATGAAATTTCTCATCACTATATTCAACGTGAGGCCATGTCTTTTCTATAAATTCAACATCAAGCCAAGCACCAGAATCTGGATTCATCCAAACTTTATCTTCGCAATTATTATTCCATCCTCTAGGAGTTCCATTCCAAGAGAAAGAAATAATATTATCATTCTTAACTAAAATCGCACCAACTTTTAATTTTTCAGCATAGGACAATTGAGCAGTCCTATGTGCAACATCAATATAGAACTGTTTTATTTTATCTTTAATCATTATCAATAAAATCCACCAGAGAAATAATTATAATCCCATTCGATATCTTTAATATATTTCTTCGGTGTATGTTTATTAGCAATAATATTTTCTAGTATCTTTGATGATATATCTTTAAATTTTGGAGCTTCTACTTCAAAAACACAAGTGTAATTTTCATCATTAGAATTCATTCTAGTTTGAGCAATAGCTCTACCTTCCTTCTTTTTAAATTGATCATGATTTGATCTAAATGCCCAACCACATTTAACAATATGTTTACCATCTACTTCAATTAGATCTGATACAATAGTTATATCACGGTTCTTCTTGAAATTACGAATATAAAAGGTTTTAATATTACTCATCAATTACTCCAATAAATTAACATTTTTCAATAAATTCTTTATTCATAAAGAATATTCTTTTATCAGTTTCACTTTTTTTAATACCAACAAAAAGTATACCATCAATCTTTTTAGTTGGCAAGCTTTCACTTGTATAGTAAATGTCTTGTGTTATTTTTGATCTTACTTTTTTAAGTGGTAAGAATTTAGGTTTACGTTTCATAAAAAACTCCTATAAAAAAGGGAGAGGATTGTCTCTCCCTCTTCATTAGATTATATCAGATGAATTACAAAATATCAAGCTTTTTCATCTTTTTGTGTTCTGGAATGACGTTTTCTAACAAGATTACAAGAATGCCATTTTCCATAGAAGCACTTTTTACTTCAATAGAATCAGCTAATGTAAATTCTCTTGTGAAATCTCTGTTAGCAATGCCTTTATGAATGTAGGAGACTCCTACTTCTTCTGGTTTACTTCCAACGATTGTTAATTTACTTTGATTAATGGTGATGTCAATATTTTCTTTAGAAAATCCTGCGACAGCCATTTCAATAACATAAGTATACTCACCATCCTTTCTAATATTATAAGGAGGAAAATTACCTACTTTTGGAAGCATTGAAATGTCATTTAGTTGATCCAAAATCCTATCAACACCAACCAACGAATTAAAAAATCTTGTTGGTAAGTGAAAATTTTCTTCCGAAAATTGATTGTTTGGAAATGTAGACATGTAATTATTTTCGATTTTCATTTTATTTCTCCTTTTTAAGCGAGTTTATATTAAAAGTCTTCCCCCGAAGGCAGAAGTGTATTGGAGGAATATTTTACTTGCCTTTCCTCCAACTGCAAGTCCCATCCCGATGGGTTTTATATCTTTTTCTTAAAAGAACCTATTTGATACTTAGAAATCAACTCGTAGTCTGGTTTCTCTTTATATGAAAGAATTTTAATTTGATTAAGTGGAACAATATCATGCTCAATAATTTCAGGATTTTTTATATTTAAAAGCTCCCATTCTTCCAACAAAAATGCAATGGTATTTCTTCTTTGAATATCGTTTTCAGTAATATCAGAAGGTCTATTATCCATTTTAAATAATTCTTTAAAGTGCATTATAGAATACCTACCTCTTTTGTGTAGAATATGAACGCTTTGATATAAAATTTTATCCTTCTTACTCAAAACTCCAATTCTAGTTAAAGTCTCTTTTATCTTAAGAAATGATTCTTCATTATCTAAAATAACCTCAACTCCTAATCCTTTAAAAATGTCTTCTTCCATCATTACAAGATCTCCAAAATAAATAACTTTAAATAGTTTGTTAATACTTGTATTATTTATAAAGATTTAAATTTTAACAACACTACTTTTATCTAAGACTTTTCTTATATGGTTCAATTGATCTTCTGATATTAAATTTGATACTTCTTTAGCTTTTTTAAAAGAATAATTAAAATATTCCTGTATTAATTTAATATCATCATAAGAAGAACCAGACTTAATCCACTTTCTAAAAGGTCTTTTGTACGGTTTGATAGAATAAAACAAATAATCATACTGAAGTTTTTTATCCAGATTCTTATAAAAATTTAAATCTTGAGCGAATAAAATACAATCTATATGATATGACAATGCTCTATTAACAACAAAAGGAACATACTCATTTTCTTCTATATTTGAATGTAGTTGATATTTCTTAGTATCTAAAATAGAAGGAATACAATCCTTAAAAAGATCCATTATACAAACTCCACATCATTTGCAAGTTCTAACAAAAAACACATTAATTGTATTTCTTGATCAGCAACAAAAGAACTTTGAAATTGATATCTACCAACCAATAAAATTAATTGGGGAATATGAAATGGTTTAACAATAGAATGCATTCCATCATATATCTTACGATATATCAAACTAACATCATTATCAAGACTAGAAACTACCCATTCACGAATCTTAGTAATATCTTTATCTTTAAGATAAACAATTAGTTCTTTTAGTTGAATATCTCCTACTTGAGTAAGAATACCAACATCAATAG